ATAAGTAGCAGTTAAAACACCACTAATATTTGCACTACTAGCTGTAAGAACACCAACTGTTGCTATTCCTGCATACAATGTTTGTGTCGTCGTTAATCCAGAAACTTTTGCATTTCCAATGACATCAAGAAATTCGGTAGGAGTAGTTGATCCTATTCCTACCAAACCAGTTGCTCTTACAACGAAGTTGTCATTATCAACTTGTACACCATTTCTAAGATTAAATGACTTTTTAAAGCTTGACATCTTATATTGTTTTTAGTTATTTATCTGATAGTTTTTGCTCCAAGTCATTAATCTTGGAAGAAAGTTCTTTAATTGATTCAATTAGTAGTGGTATAATTCTTTGATAGTCAACTGCAAGATAACCATTATCTCTTGTAACAACAATTTCTGGAAGAACCTTCTCAATTTCTTGTGCAATTACACCAACATCATTCCCACCTTTTCTTGATTTTTCATTCCATGTAAATGTATTTCCGCTAATTGAAAGAACTTTTGATAAAGGATCTTCGATTGGTTTAATATTATTTTTCAATCTTTCATCAGAACTCCAGAAAGCAGTAATATCATCAGTAACACTTAAAATACCTGTAATGGTAGTATTTGTTTGAATTGCTACAGTTGATCCTGCTCCAGATCCTGTTAATTTAAGTTCTCCAGTTATTACAGAAATTGTATTATCGTCATTTACTGCTATCTCAACATTTTTAAATGTTCCTCTTTCAATAGTAACATTATTTGCATTAAGTGTTCCACCAATAGTCACATTTCCGGCAACACCAGCACCACCATCTATAATTAGATCACCAGTTCCGACTGACGTAGATTCATTTCCACCAATCAAACGAACTACATTACTTGAGAATAATGTATTTTTAAAGTTTACATTTTGGTTAAAGGTTACTGGACCATCAAATTGCGATAAAACTTGACCAGAATCACCACCTTCAACTAATAATCTTTCTTTTACAGTAACTTCATCGAATACAACACTTAAACTACTTGGATCTGATCCAGTAACTGTAGGAATTGGTGTATCAAAAGTGGTTTCTTCACCTGTTGTAGAGGATTTTCTTTGATTTCCAACAAAGAAATCCCCATCATTATTCATACCAGTGTATGCAACAACACCACACTGTCTTTCTTGTGCTTGAACTAAAAATTCTTCTCTTTCAGATAAAGTTTTATCTTGAACTTGTGGCAATCCAGTAGAGTAATTTCCAGGACCATATCCAAGATATTCAAAAGTATGACCAGAAGCACGAACGTAAGAAGGTCTCCTAAATTCAATTGGAATGGGTTTTACTTTACGAATTAATGAATTTGCTAAATGAGAAGAACTTAGAGTTCCAAGAGCAGATCTTAAAACAGTAACTGATGTTGATGAAAGATTTCTCAACACTCTCATTATCTCACTATCAACTTGAATATAAGATCCAATAGGCAATCTATTAGCATCTTCAATATTAATTGTTGTTGCAAAAGAAGTTACTGCATCTATAAGTGTAAATCTATCTTCATAGAATGTTATTTGGCGAACTCCAAAATTTTCGCTTCTCTTATCCGAAATTGCAGAGTTTGATGACAATCCATGTTTTAAAATATATCCACTTGCTGCAGAAATTTCTTTATTTGTTTTAGATGTAAATGTAGTAACATTTACTTTATCTTTTACAATGAAATCGCCAAGATTATTATTACTGGAATCGGTTACTCTAAACTTATTTCCTGCAAGAAGACCATGAGATGAAGAAGTTGTAAAGGTAACAATTCCCGTTGTTGCATTTAACGTTCCAACACTTGTAATTTGAATTGCTGGGCCATTTACAAAAACATATTGATCAGACGTTATTTCTGGATCTCCAGCAGTTTTTGCAATTGCAATGGAATTTATTGATGGAATATCAGTTATGCGATAATATCCATCAGAAGTAGTTCCTGCACCAGTTACTTGAATGACATTATTAAGTGATGATGAAATTCCAGAAGAAACTACATCTATACTTCCACCAGAACCTACACCTTTAATTTGATCGACATAATAAGTTCCGGCAACATAATCACTACCATGAGCCATAATTTCTGGATCACTTAATTCTCCAACTCCAGAAACTGTGAATTTTGCAGTAGCACCATTCCACTCACTTAATCCAATATTATTATAAATTTTCACATTATAGTAATCGCCTGCGACACTATCTGCATAATTTGTTCCAGCAGAGTTAATTGAGCATGTTACAATTCCTGAAAGTTGATGTTGTCTTGAAAATGTAATTGTAGAAACACCAGATGATGAATCTATTGAACTAATTCTAAGACCAACACCTGTTGAAGTCATTAATTTATCAATAGTTTCTCTAGTAACACTTTTCTTCAAATCATTTGTTACAACATCACCAATGGGATTTAACTTTGCATAAGTTTTTGATGCCCTTGGGTTTGAATCAATATTATCGCGATCCAATTGTGGATAAAGATCAGTAGGAAGTTGACTATACTTTAGATTTGTAAATTCTTGCTCCACTTTATTACTTGCATTCAGTAAATACAAATGATATATTCCATCTCTTTCATTGTATTTGTATTCAGAAATAACTTCATTTCTGTAAATATAAAGATTCGATCCTAGATCATTTCTTTCATATCTTGGAAGATTCTGATCTCTAACATTAGTATCACTTGTAAAAGTTCCAGAAGTATGCGGCACTCCATTTACATCAGTTGTTGAATGAGTGAATGTGGAAGTAGTTACTCCAATAACAGAAAATCTTCCATTAAACTCTTGATCAAAAGTTCCATTAGTATTATTGGTGCTCTTAACATTTCTAATAATTACAATATCACCTGATTGTAAATTATGGGGAATTTCTGTTTCAACAGTTACAATATCGCCAAGTGCAGAGCATGTAGAAATAAATCTTGGATTTTTTAACCATTCATAATCTGTAGATCCAATACTTGTTCTAGTAAAATCTACAGAATTTAAAGCACCAGTAGAACTTGATTCCTGAATAATAAATGCAGATTCTGGATCCTTGGCATTTATAGTATCTTTTGGTATTACAACTCTTACTTTATAAATTTTTTCATCCAAACTTCTTTCGTCAGAAATTCTTTTTACAAATGATAAATCGGTATTATCTCCCAATACAGAAGATCCACTGGAACTAAAAGCATTATAGATGTCATTATCAGAATTTACATGAATAAACCAGTTGCTATTTTGAGCATCAAATTGTATCGGAGATCCAAGTTCTCCCGAATCCTTTTCAGAAACTCTACTTAAAATTTTAAGATTAGATCCTTTATAAACATTAAGGAATGATGCACGAATTGCATTACTTAATGAAGAAGCTAATTGTATTTGAGAAGAAGTTAAAGAAACATTATCACCACGATCACTATTCAAACTATCTGTGATAACATAATATGTTTGGTGTGCTGTAATATTTTCGGGAAGATCACCTACATCACTGATAATTTTGACAGATTCTCCACTGATTAAATCGTGAGATCCAATCGTAAAAATACTTTCATCTACATCAGTTACACTATATTCTTTAAATGAATTATTAATACCAATCGCAGTTGTAAATCCAGATTCACTGATTTCATTATCACACATGTAAATAGTTGCTTCACTTGTTCCAGCACCAAGTTTCACATAAAGTTTATCATCTACTCTTGCACCAATTCTAAATCCTTGTGTAAGTGCTGTTGGTGGAGAATCTGGAGAAGAAAATCCAGAAATATATAAATGACTTGAAATACCAACAGATGTTGTCAGTCCAACATCCAAGGATAACCAATCAACATTTTCGTCTTCACCAGAGATTTCTCTAGGAGTTATAATAGAAGTTATGAATCCTTTATTGTCTTTAGCGAATGATTCTTTCTTAAATCCATCAGAGTTAAGAGAGATTTGACCAAAGTTTGAGTTTGAGTTTGTGATTGAAGCATCAGCACCACTTTCAGCATCAAAGTGTTTGTTAAATCCAATTGCAAAAACGGAAACAACCTGAATGAACGCATCATTCGACATTTTGATGTGGCTTGTTTCCCACCCTTGACGATAAATTGCTCCAGAGTCTAAGTGATAAACTTTTGCTTCACTTCCACCTTGCGCAGAAGCACCAGATGGCAATGCTGCTCCAGAAACTTTTGTATAATTAATTCTGTTATATGTTCTTGTTCTTTCATCATATTTTACAAAAGCACGATCATCTTTTTGTAGAGAAATAGCAGTAAACTGAGCAACAACCGTGCTTCTAAATCCAGCAGCTTTTCTACCATCAGCATGTAATCCATTCATACCCCATACTGAACGCATAGAGATGTTAAAAATATAAGGAGATGCACCTTGAACTGTATCAGTCTCAACGGTTACAGTTGCTCCAGATGCTGTTGGACTTGGATTTAAAGTTGGAATAGAATTAAAGTCTGGAAGGAGATATGTAAAAGTTCTTGCTCCAGTGACGCTTTGAACTTTGGTTGAAATATTGTAAGGATTTGTTAGACCAGAACCAAACACTCCTTTGATGCGAATAGGAGTGTCAACATTAAGTCCATGATCAGTCTGTGTAGTTACAGTTACAATTGAATTTGCAGTTGATCCATTTCCTGAGATGATTGAACTGATAAAAATTGGATCACTAGCAAAAGCACCAACAATTTCCCATTCAGGATTTCTCTTTTTAAATCCAAGTGGTTTTTCTGGAAATTTTTGGTCAATATCACGATAATTATTAAAGGCATTTGATACCTTTCCATAATACATGTCAAGATCGGTTATTCCATAGGTTCCGACATTGTTTACACCATCGCAGAATTCAAAACATGTAAGTTTATGGTGCGAAAAATTTGGAGTTGCTTTAGAAGAAGAATCATCTGGATCAGTATAAACTGTTCCTGAAGGATCTCCATCAAACAGTGAAAATTGCCATAAGTAACAAGCACCAGTTACTCTAAAAATTGCAGATTTTGCAAGAGCATCATCTGTTGGATTTGGAACATATTTTGGTCTAATTTTTGTTTTTCTTAAATCAAGACCTACAAGAGAAGTTCCTCTTGGAATTATTACGCCACCATAGTAACTATTAAATTTATAAAGAATGTTATCTTCTCTTTCTAAATCGAAATTAGAATCAAGATCTAATGAGAGTAAAGAGCTAGCACTTTGACCTACGCCACCAGCTCTTGTAACTGCATAAGCAACACCACTATTATCATAAATTGCAAAACCAGGTCTATTGTCAACTACATGATCACCAGGAAAGAGTAAAATAGTTGTCTTCTCTGTTAGATCATTATTATCTCCTTTAACATAAGAGAATCTTGCTGCCTCTAAAAGAGCTCTTTGAATAGTCTTAAAAGGTCTTGCAAGAGAATTACCTTCATTTGAAATCGAATCTGTAGAATCTAAATCATCTGGATTTACATATAAGATTCTACCCTCAGTATTTTTAATAAAATTGTCTAACTTATTCAGAGGCATCGTATTATGACTTCTTGAGTTATTTCTATGATTTATTTATGGAAGGTAATCTTCCTCACAAATATAATCAGAGTCATCTGGCATATCTTCAGGATTCTCTAACGGAACAGGAAATAGCATTGGATGCACCTCCTCATCCACCAAATAAAATGAGTATCTATAAAGTTCTTCTGGTGTATAACTTCTATTATGTTTCTTTGCTTCTTTGATTAACTTTTGGTCATATCCCTGACCATCTTCCAACTCATCAAACGTAAATGGAACTCCATTTATAAAATACATCTTCACTATCATACTGTGGGATTCGCAATCATACCAACAGTATTCGCTAGTGATTCTGTATTCGTAAGACATATGCTTATCGTTTAGATATATTTATGGGTACTCTTTATCACCAGGACCGATTGCCATCTCAAAGTCAAAGTAGTCTTCAAATTCCTCAATAATCTTATCCCACAAGTCTTCGGGAGCATTGTCTACAAACATGCCCCATGTTCCAGGATTCTCATCATCACCATCAGGTTCCCATGTGCAAATCTGTGCATCGGGACAAGTAATAAAAATGAAGTCAAACATTTCTGATTGATCTTCCATTGTTTCGCAATAGATTTTGAGATCGTCCATGTTTTATTTGAATGAATAGGAGTGGTGGGATTCGAACCCACACTGGATCGATTTTAAGTCGATTTTCTCTGCCTGTTGGAATACACTCCCGTGTTTACGACAATCAGCAGTGCTG